TAAATTGACTTTCAGTAATTAAACCAGCCAACTTTTGCATTTTAAGAAATTCTTTATTCATTATTTTAGATGTAATTAATTATTTTATCATAAATATTACAAGTCTTCTCGTTTTGCGGTAGTTCTAAACGACTCAAATACAGGTGCTGATTTTGGGTTTTCAAGATCAAATAACTTACGTACTGTTTTGAATATCTCTAAATTTTCTTCAAATGTACGCTCCGACTCAGCTATTTCCCATCCTTTACCTTGCATTTTGTCTTTACTAGCCTTACGTTTAGATGATTTTAACCATAACACAGCAGCATGTTTAGCTTCTAAACCATAACATTCTTTATAACATTGCTTATAAACAGCAGTTTGTAATTCATATACTGTTTGTAAATGGTTAGATGTTTTAAAGTCAATAATCCATAACTCACCATTAATTTCACAAACCAAATCACATGTACCAGCTACTTTTAGTTCATCTGAAAATAAATGTACTTCTGTTTCAATTAATTTAGGTTTGTATGTCTCCCAAAAATCTACAAAACGTAAGAACATAATCCATACTTCAGGATTATATTGTGGATAACCTTGTTTATTTAAAAATGTTAATTCTTCACCATTTAAGTATTCTTCAATCATTTCATGAACTTGAGTACCATCTTCAGCTGCTTTTTTAACTATATATTCTGACGCGTAACCTACTTTTTTTAACCAATCTTCAAAATGTTTACCTTTAGGATAAGTACCTAACACATAAGTAACAGAAGGATAGTAATCACTATTTCTTCTATAATATCTTGAATCTGGTAAGGTGATTTGTTTATGATCATCTGAGATTTCTAATATACGACTGTACGAGTGCTTTATTTGGCTCATATTAATTCTAGTTTTTTCTCAAATAAATTTGAGAATGTTAGTGGTTGAGTGGTTTGGATTAAGTTAGTAAAATTTTCAAAACCCATATCACTTGGGTCTTTATCTTTTAACTCAACAAGGTAGACCTCTTTACCCTCATTGATAAGTTCCTCACAAAATGTGAGAGCCTGTTTCATAGCGTCTTTATCTAACGCAATATATATTTTTTGAACCTCAGATGTTACTAAATGTTTTTTTAAACTTTTTTGAATATTTTTACCTAATAGAGGAATGACATTACGTTTAATAGCTAACGCGTCAAATGGACCTTCACATATAATAATAGGTAAACTCCAGTTTATAAATAATTCAAATGGAATTATATCTCTAGATACATCTGGATTTTTATATTTAATAGAAGAATTTTTATTAAAATTTCTAGCTGTAAAGTAATTTAATTTTCCATTTTTATCATAAGAAGGAATAACAATACAGTTGGCATACTGCCCGTTAACACAATAACCTATATTATACTTTAGAATATCGTCTAAAGTAATTTGCCTACGTTTTAAATAACTGATAGCGTGTTTATACTCAATATTATTGCCTTGGATTGCAAGTGAAGTAAATTCTTGAGGTAATTCTACTTTTTTCTCTACTTCTGTTATTTCAAATTTACCTGAAGTGTATTTTGATACAGTTCTGATTTCAGATATTTTATCTTTAGGTGCTTCAATTAATTGGAATAGTTTGACTAAACTTTTACCTCGTTTATCACAAACCCAACAATGCCATTTATGTTCACCTTTATCACTTTCAGATAAGTTAACTTCTAATTTTGGTTTATGATGATGACAAAAAGGACAATGGTATGCGTAGTTACCTTTAGATGTTGATTTACCTACACCTAAAACAGAGTTTAATGTTGAAACTAAAGCTTGATTTACCATAAACTCAGTATAATAAATTAAGACTGGGAGGCCAAATCTTTTTTGAAATATCTACCTTGTATATTATCCACATATGAGTTTACATGTGGTTCTAAACAGTCTAGTTTGAATTGATATTTTGCCTCTAGATATGATAAGTGTTTGGATGTGTTTGCGAATTCAAGTATTTCTCTGTAGAATTTATCTTCACCTAATTTTTTAACATCCTCTAGTAATGGTTTACAACTACCCCAATATGTCTTCCAATCTGATTCAGCATAAGTAACTTCTTTAAGTTTCTTACGACCTGGTCCTGTTTGTTCAGCGATAGCTTTTTTACCTAGTTTTTTAGTTTTTTTATGTGATAAGAATTTTTTACCAATGTAGAATTGATTTGTTTCTTTATTAACAATCTTATAAACAAAACCAAAGCATCCTTCAGGAAAATCTTCTATTTTATCTATAACTTTATCTTCATATAACCAGTTACTCATAATTTTATCTATCTATATTAATTAATATTGATGTATCAGTAGTTCTACTTGTAGGTAGAGGTTGTGATAGTTTAGCTACTGCTAATAATTCTTGATTTTCATTATATAGTCCTACTGTTGTGACGTAAGGAGCAAAAGATGAGCCTGTTACAAAATCATACATTTGTCCACTTCTATTTAATGAGCTTGATGATAATAAAGGATTTGTAATATTACTACCTGAGATTAAACTTGGGTTTTGAGAATAATTAAATTCATTTTCTCTAATAGTACATTTATATTGTGTCTCATAGATTAATCTTGAACTTTGAAAACTTACATTTATATCATCTGTTTCTGGCCAGAAATTAAGTAATCCTTGATTTGTTATAACAACCATACCATGAGAATAAACAATTATACCTTCATAAGCATTATTAAAAGTATCATATATATTTCCGTTCCCATCATCTCTTAAAAATACATTTCCTAACTGGTTAGCTAAAACTACATAACTTACATCTGCTATGACAGTAGCAGTAGATGGATCAGCAGCGTCAAATTGAGGTAATAAAACAAGATTTGATCCAGAATACGCTAATTCTATAGCTTCTAGATATATAGAAGTAGGATTTGTAGGATTTAACGCTACACTACCTGAGGTAATAACTGTGTAACTTCCTCCTCCATTATCAATTGCTAATGATAAAGTAACATTACTAGCTGTTATCTCTGTCATATATCCTGAGGTAACATAACTACTAGAGACATAATATGAGCTTATTTGAGGAGCAAAAGAAGCAGATATGAAAACATCATATGGTTCTACATACTCATCTATTGGTACAAAAAGAGTTCCACCATTAAACCAATTTAATTCATTTTCATTTATATTCCAAGTAATAGGAATACTACCACTTCCATCTAATAATGGTTTATTATTAAAAGAATTTTTATCCCAAACTGAGTAATTTAGAGAAGTATCAACAGAACTAGCTGAGGGTAAGTATCTAAAATCTAATGCAAATGTAGATGGATTTATGTAATCTCCATACAATTGAGAAGGTATAGATAAAACTGCTACTTTATGGTTTGATTCAGTAGGGAATAAATGTCTAGATCCACTTTGTAATGTTGTTTGAAGATAATTATCAAATCGACTATAAACATTAGTATTAATATTATCTTCAACTATGTTGCCATTTAGATCTGTAACTATATAAGATCCGCTTATAGGATTAGATATATAGTTAGTATAATAAAGTTGTTTTACACTATTGTAAATATCTCTTTGATAATAAGAAGATGAATAACCATTTGACGCTGTTGTACCTGTTGTTGGTTCTGTTGCTATTTCAAAGGACCCAGTAATATTAGTACCTAAAAGTCTTTCAATAAAAACATTATCCTCATTTAAAGACGCACTCCCTACAAAAGAAAAACTTTTGTTAACAACAAATGGGACTACAATAACGTCCTGTGAAGTAAGAGATTTGAAAGCACCCATTCATTAAAAGTCTAATTTAACACGGATTAATGCTTCTTTTGTAAAGTCTTTTTTAAGTGGTTTTGATAATTTAGCTACACCTAATAACTCATTATTATCATTATACATTCCTACAGTTGTAATATATGTTTGTGGATTTTGTACAAATGCATCATATAAAATAGTACCTGTACTACCTGAAATGAAACTTGGGTTCACAGAATAATTGAATTCACCATTTCTAGCTCTAACAAACACAAAATCAGATGTTATTGTTTCTTGGCTGTTTAAAGCAAATGAACTAGTGATAGCTGAACCTGTGGTTATTCCTCTTGTATTACTTCCTGTAGAATATAAACGAGCAGGATTATTAACAGTAACATTAGATGTTTTTACAGTACCTAAAGATATACCGCCACTAACAAAAGGTAAATCTAAAGCTGCTGCATTTAAAATTATAGTTCCAATGTCTGGTAAGAATAAACCATATGAACCTGAGATTGTAGTACCTTTAGATACACCTCCTCCTGTAGACACACCATTAACAACTGCGTTACCATTACTACCTGATACTATTTGGAATACTCTTCCACAGTCAAGATATGATACTACAGAAACATCATTACTGTTATCTGTTAAAGTAATTTCTCTTGAAGCCGAATATAATGTTAAGTTTAAACTTCCAGGAAATAAAGATTGTTTATATCTTGCTCTTTCTATAGTAATAGCATAAAAATCAGATTGTGCTACTTCATTAAATGAGAAATTAACATTTTCATCTCCATAAACTAAATTACGGAACTGTCCGTAAACTGTTCTTGTTGGTGATAAACCATCTATTCCCGCGTTATATAATAATGAGCCGGAACCATATTGGTTACCATAAGCTATATTAAATTGTGTAGTAGCAGAAGAATCAGTTGATGCAGTCTGGTATATACTTAGATAATAATTTCCACTATTACCTGCTGCTTGAACAGAAGAAGTATACATTTGTGTTAATGTAGGAGTATTATCTGTCCATGCGGGTGCTGTAATTGAATCTGCACTTACAATAAAATCTTCAGGGTCTAATCTTTTAAAAGCCATTTTTATATATTATTAACAATTTGTATTTTTATTAATTCTAAAAGGTATTGTTACTCTAGCTCCACTATCTCTACCTATTACTGTTAATGTAGTTGAGATCTGATCTACTCCTGCAGGGAATAATAAATTAAGTGTAGTAGCGGTTAGATTAATTGTATTACCAATTACTGTTTTAGACACGTTTGTTCCAAGAGTAGTTGATGCATTTAAAGCTGTTGCTTGAGTAGTGTTAATACCTACACCGTTAAATGTATTTGTTAAACGAACATCTGAGATTGTAGCTACATATCCTGAGGATTCACGTGTTATAGTTCCACCTAAATAATTTAATGTTTGAGGATCAATAGAAAGTGAAGCACCTTGAGGTAGGTCAATTACTGGATAGCCTAAATCAATAATAGGTAATTTAGAAGTACCGCGTGGTAAAGTAGTAAGTAAGTATTTCATTACTTGAGTTTCATCAGGAAATGCTTCTAATAAAGGCATACCATCAATTGCTTGACCATAATATGCTGAACCTGATGGGTGTGTTGGATTATACATAGTATAATCAATTTCATCATCTGATAAAGCAAATTGAGTAATTCTAAATGAACCATCATTTTTAGCTAATAGTTCTCTACCTTTTCTTGTTAGAATAGCATCTACTGTTACTATACTATTATTTAAATATCCCATTTTCTTTTATTAATTTTATTATAAATATTATGATATTAATCCTTTTGAAGTAAGATTTTGAATTATATCGTTATAGTTGGTTTTTAATGTTTGTGAAACATATTGTGGTTGGATTATACCTGTGAATGAACTTCCAGCTTGTACTTTATTAACATCTAATATTACATATGTTCCGTCATTTATTATTCGATATAAAACAAAATGATCTAAAATAGAACTAGTGGCTATA